CTTATTATGTTTATTTCAGTGCTGAAACTATCAAAATGATAGCACAAAAGTATATGAAGAACAAATACACAGACAATAATGATATGATGCACGATGGCGAAGCTGTTGCAGACGTATTTGTAGTTGAAAGTTGGATTAAAGAATCAGATAATGATAAATCAACCGATTATGGGTTTAAAAATTTACCAAAAGGTACTTGGTTTGTTTCAATGAAGATTAATAACCCTGAAATTTGGAATAAAGTAAAAGAACACGAATTAAATGGGTTCAGCGTTAGCGGATTTTTTGAAGAAGTGGCTGAATTTAAAATGGAAGAAGTGTTTTTACAAAAAGTTGCGGAAATTATAGCCAATATCAAAGACTAATTGGTAAAAACCATAAATATATATATTTAATAATAGGAATAATAAAATAAAATAAAATACAATTATGTCAAATTCTAAAAATGCAATCTCTGAGATTAAAAAATTGATGGTGCAATTTGGATTTTTATCAGCGGAACCTACTTTATCAAGTTTTAAATTAGAAGACGATACAATTATAGAAGCAGAAGCTTTAGAAGTTGGTAAGTCAATATTTAAAATTAATGAGTTATTTGAAAAAGTAACTTTAGAAGATGGTGTTTTCTCAACTTCAGAATTTAATTTTGAAGTTGTTGACGGAAAAATCTCAGTTGTCAAAGAAATTTTCATTGATGCGAAATTAAAAGATGGTACTGACATTTCAATTAAGGGTGCTGGTGTTGAAGCAGGCGCAAAAATCTTTGTAGTAAAAGATGGCGTTCCTACTCCTGCTCCTGATGCTACTCACGAATTGGAAGACGGTACTTTAGTAACCACAAAAGATGGTGAAATTGTTTCAGTAGAAAGTCCTGCTGCAATGGCTCCTGTAGAAATTAATGTTGAATCTCCTGCTGAAGCAGGTGCAGATGCAGTTAGCCCTGTTGAAGATAAAACTTCAGATAAACAAATGAACCCTGAGCATATGGACGAAATGTACACTATGATGAAGGAGTTTGTTACAAAATGCGGTTCTATGATTCAAAAGATGGAAGGACAATACAGCGCATTACAAAGCGAGTTTGAAGCTTTCAAAAAAGAACCTGCAGGAAGTAAAATTTCTTACAGTAAAACAGATTTTAATAAAGATGTTGAGGATGATTTAAACGCTCGTTTGAAAGATCTTAAATCTTTACAAAATAAATAAATAAAAATATTAAAAAATTAATTAAATGAGTAATTTAAACAAACAAGCTTTTAGTTATGACGTATCTACCATTGGTGGTTATTCAGACCAAGTGGGTGGAGAACTTTTAGCTAAAGCGTTAATCGGCGGAACTACTGCTGCTAACGTAAATTTACGTACAGGTATTAAAGGTACACAAGCTTTAAACTTATTGGATTCAACTCCAGTGTTTCAAGATGGTAACTGTTCTTTAAGTGCATCTGGTACAACAACATTCACACAACATAACATTGTAACTTGCCCAAAAACGCTATTCGAAAGTTTGTGTTATAAGCAGCTCTTCGATACATATCAATCTATGTTGATGAAAGCAGGACAAACACAAGAGACTGTGTCATTCGAACAAATGATTCTTGATTTGAAGAAAAAACAAATTGAGCAATACGTTGAAAGAGTATTATGGACAGGAACAACTGTAGGTTCTGCAGATTGTTTTAATGGTTTCGCAAAAATGATTAGCACTTCAACAGGAAATACTTTTTCTGGTTCTTGCGCTAACTCAAGCGGTGCTACATTCTCTTCTTCTGCTGCATATGGTACTTCAGGTAACCCAATAACAGAAGTTGATAAGTTAATCAACGTATTAGATGACAATGCTTTAGTTCGTGAGGACTTAGTAGTGTTTATGTCTTACGCTTACTTCCGTCTTTATGTTCAAGCTTTAACAAGAGCTAACTTCTTCACTAACTATATTGGTGGAACAGATGTTACTTCAAATATGAGCGCTATCCATCCTAATACTAACATCAAGGTGTTACCAACATTAGGTTTAAATGGTTCAACTCAAGTAACAATCGCTCCTGCTGAATATATGGTGGTAGGTGTGGATTTGTTATCGGACGAATCGCTTAGAGCTTGGTACTCAGTTGACTTCGATGAAATTAGAATCCGTTCTAACTTCAACTTCGGTGCAACTGTTGCAACATTTGGTACAACCAAATATATGGCTTGGAACGGACAACCTTAATAGAAAAAAAAATTAAAAAAACAAAAGGGGTGAAAGTCCCCTTTATAAAAAAAATAAAAAAAAATAATTAATATGAGTTGTTATATATCTTCAGGAATCCAATTAGGTTGTTCAGATGGTATTGGTGGTATTAAGAAAATTTACATCGTTGGCGGTGGTGGTTCTGTAACAGGATACACTTATGATGCTGATGGTGCAATTACTGGTGCTACTTCTACTTCAGGAACTACACTATACGGTTTTGAATTAAAAAGAAATACAAGTTCTCTTACACAGAACGTGCAAAAGAATTTTGAGAACGGCACAATTTTCTTCGACCAAGTTTTATCTGCAGTCTTCTTTAAGTACGACCAAGACAAACGTAACGAATTGAAAGTGTTATCACAAAATGATAATTTACAAATTGTTGCTATCGACCAAAACGATGTTCAATATTATTTGGGACAAGTTAATGGTATGTATTTGTCAGGCGGTAACGCAGGTACAGGTACTCAGTTCTCAGATAGGAACGGATTTACACTTGAGTTTAAGGGACAAGAGCACGAGCCAGCTAACACAATTGATGGTGCATTAGCTTCAGTATTTACAGGTGCATCTATCGTAGGGTAATCCATTAGTAGTCCTATGTTGGACGAATTGTATATATTCTAATCAAATTAGGGGGAATTTTCCCCCTTTTTTGCGTTTTTAAAGTTCAATATCCGTTTTTTTATATTTATTATTAAGAAAGATATATATGCTATACTTAACAAAGGGTGAAGAAAATGCATTGGTGTTAAACATTAATAATAATGCTCGTCCAAATTTTCCAACATATGAATTGGTTTTCACACATATAATGTCAAGAGAAAACAAAACATATACAATTGATACAACAGACCCATTACAATATACAAGTAACATTCGTTATTGCACAATTATTTTAGATTTGGCAACAGATGATTTAAACTACGAAGGACAATATACTCTAAACATCTATGGTGTTGATGGTAGTGATAGTCAAAAAGTTTATGTTACAATGGTTGTATTAAATGGTGTAGCAGAATCTCAACCATTTACGGAGTACATATCCCCTAATGAAGTGAATGAGAATTATATCTATATTCAAGAAAATTAAAAAATTATATGAGTGAAGTAAAAAAGTTTCAACTAAGTAAGATAGATTTTAAGATGGCATCCTTTCCGATATTCTCGGAAGTATTAAACAGAAGCCCTTGGGTTTTCTATGGTGCTAATAATTTATTGCCACAATATTTTATCAGTTTGTATGACAACTGCGCAATTCATAAAGCGATTATTAAATCAAAGGTGAATCAGATATTGGGTGATAGTATCTATTCTGAAAATAATCCTGAAGCACCTATTGCTTTAGTGAATGGTGAAGAGAATATTGTTGATGTGATGCGTAAGTGTTCATTGGACTTTATGTTATTCGGTGGATTTGCTTTAAATGTTATTTGGAGCAAGGATAGAAAAACCATTGCTGAGATATATCATTTGGATTTTAGTAGAGTACGAAGCGGTAAGGTTAATCCTAATACGGATAAAGTTGATAGCTATTATTATTCTCCTTGTTGGGAAGATACAAGAAAGTATCCACCACAGGAGTTTCAAGCTTTTAATCAAAAACAAAAAGACCCAGTTCAAATATTTTATTTCAAAATATACCAACCTGGTTTAACATATTATCCTGTTCCCGATTGGAGCGCAGGACAACGTTCTATTGAGATTGATGTGGAAATTAAAAACTTCCATATGAATAACTTGCGTCAAGGTATGGTGCCAAGTTTGTGGATTAACTATAATAACGGAATCCCTGGTGAAGAGGAGCAACGCGTATTAGTTCGTGCATTGGAATCACAATATGGTGGTACAGATAATGCAGGACAAGCAATCATTTCATTCAATGAATCTAAGGAGCAATCTCCTGATATTGTGCAGATACCTCGTAACGACCACGACAGCTATTATCAATCATTGTATGAGGACATCTCCAGAAGCATTTTAAGCTCACACAGGGTATCTTCTGCTGAGTTGTTTGGTATTAGTACTCCTGGTAAATTAGGAAGCCGTAATGAGATTATAGACCACTCAGAGTACTTCCGCAAAATGGTTATCCTTCCTTATCAAGATGAGATGATTCCTGTGTTCAATAAGATGTTGAGTTTATTCTTTAATAAACCAACAACATTAAAGATTGAACCATTATCAATATATCAAGCGGTTCCGATTACGGAAGTGGATAATAATCCTGTTCCAAATCCTGAAATTAAACCTGCACCTCCTATTAAGGTTGGAGCCAACGAGGTGAACAGACCTACAACTAACTATCCAAATTTAAACAACTAACTATGGGCGTTTTATTAATAAGTGAAGTCAAACTAAAGAACTATACCAATATCAATAAGAACGTTGATATGGATGTATTGAAAGCTGAAATTCAGATTGCGCAAGACGTGGATTTGCAGACAACTCTTGGGACTTTATTCTATAAACATTTGTTATCGCAAGTATCTTCAACTGGTACCACGTTTAATGCTGATGAAACAATATTGGTGAATGATTATATTCAACCTTTCTTGATTCAAACGGCTTACTTCAATGCGATACCACAGATTATGTATAGAACAATGAATAGAGGTATTGTTGAAGGTACAATGGAGAACGCAAAGTCTATTGATATTGAAACGATGAAGTATCTTCGTAATGTTCAAAAATCAAGAGCTGACTTCTATTTGCAAAGGTTGATGGATTATCTATTAACAGGACGAGGACAAAACAAATTCCCTCAGTACAATACAGCATCAACTATCGATGGTATGATACCTGATAGAATCCAAAAATATAATAATGGTATTTTCTTGAAGCACTCAACAAGAAAAGGTTGGGATATGTCAAGGATGGCACAGAATGGTATTATGCCATATTCTGAATATGCTAATGCTTGGTGGAACTGCCCTGATTGTTTTTAATATGAAAGACACAATACTACAAATATTTTTATTAGCTGCTACATCATTTATATCTTACATCGTTGGATATAAAAAGCAGAATCAAGATTTGCAATCCAGTAGATTGGATGCGCTTGAAAAATCTATCACAGT